TTGATCCCGCTGCAACTGTCATCGCGCTTACACCTGCTCCGGTTGTTGCAGTAGTTGTAAACATTCCTGCAATCCAAGGTATCATAACTGCCATTATGGTGTCCTCATATATAATAATCCATATTCAGTTACAGTATCAGTAGGTATAAAGCCAAGTTTAATAAGTAACTTTTTAGCAAAAGGTTCTTTTTTATAGGCAATAGCTACTATTGGATAAGGTAATTTAATAATGATACCTTCAAGTATTCTAATAGCCTTTGCAACCTCTCTTTTGTAAGGTCTGAATTCTTCTGTCATTTCTGAGAATAACATTCGAAATCCATGACAATACATGATACCTGCAATACCTACAACTTTATTATTTAATACCGCTTCATACCCGTTAAAACTACTCGAAGGTGTCCTGCCAAAAAATTCTTTTGCTGTAGCTCTTGTGGTTTGTCTAAAAATAATCTCATCCCTTTTCATGCATATTCACACTAATTATTGCTGCGAGTAAAGTACAAGGTCGTGGAGCGGTTGCTAATAAGCATAATCTTGAATCTGTTGTCCATGTCCCGGGAAATGAAAATGCTTCTTGATCCCAAGTAGCGTGCACGGTATCTTCAGGAATTACTTTACCATCTTTAACCTTAGGTAATGACCTGAGATTGTCAAAATCAGGTCCATACTGTAATCCTTGATAGTGTGTGTCGGCAAGTATTACAGCAAGTTGTGATATATTCTTTTTTTGCCCTAACGATATACCTAATGCAGCTTGAAACGCGCCTTTTGAATTTTTTAGTGGTGCTGTATAAGGTAATCCTATTGTAATATATGTATCTGTTACAGGTGATGATAAAGTAATATCTCCTGCGCCTGATACTGTATAAGTACTAAAATCTTTTGATTCTGCCCAAGCCCCTACAGTTGCGCCTATTAAATGAGGCACAGCAAATGTATCTTCTGTACCAATAAGTAGGGTACGATTAAATGAATCTAAAAGACTGTTTAATTCTCCACCTTTATTCTCACTTTCTAACGTCCACTTTTCAAAATATCTTACGGTAGACTCATTTATTGTCCTATTTACTACATAAAAAACATTATCTTCTATTAAACTAGGTTGTATTATAATATCTTCCACACTTCCGGCAGTTTCAAAAAGTGTCCAGCACTTTACATCTTCAACTTTATCTAATATAAGAATTCCTACTTTTCCATCACTTCTTAGACAATGTAGCCTTGTATCGGGCTGTCTTTGTACCACTATTTTTATAATAGAGGGTTCACCTATTTCTGGTACAATCGAAGTCAAGTCCATATCTCGGTACTTAAAAAGAGCTTCCTCAAAAGAAAGTTCATACAAGCGAATACCACTTCTTTGAACATAAATAATAAGATTGTCTACTTTCACAGCATTAACGTTAGCTGTACCTTGTGTAGAAACATCTTTAAAATTAACATTTAATGGAGTTAAAATTTCTTCTAAACTAGAAGAGCGTATTGTTATTATACTGCCATCGCCTCCTGCTAAAAGTGTTTTTCCTGATACTAACCAATGAAAAACATCCGTTGGCCCTGAGCCAAGACTCCTATTAATAGCTCCTGAGTCTCCCTCAATTGATGCATCAAAACTATAGAAACTATCCGATACAGAACCTAATAAATTTCCCTTGCCTATCCAAAATAACCTTCCTTCGTGAAATGCTACAGCCGTAGGCCAACCACGCGCATCTGACCAAATACCTTCTGCCCAATCTTCACTTGCATCTGTACCGCCAAAATTTTTTAATACTACAGCGTTCACAACCGTTTCACTAGTAAAAGAGGTAATCCTTGCGAAACCTGTAACAAATCCTAATGAGAATCTTAGGGTCAAATCTACTGTATCAGTTCCATAATCTCCGGTTTTAATTCCTATCCTGTAATAAACAATTTGATTGTCTAGGTTATCATCGTATGACACAGTAGTATTTGCAGTATATGAAGTAACGTCCTCCCAATTATCTGTAACTTCAATAGAACGTTGTAATGTTATAGTTGAGTCTGTTCTCCCAGAAATAATAATTGTAAATATCCTACTTGTGCCTACTCCTGTGATTCTTATTTCATCTGTAAATATATTTTGTGCCGATACAGTGGCTTCAACTAATTGTCCTGTAGAATCAATACTGAAAAGTGCCCCTACATGTGTTACTACAAAAAATGGCGTGGATGCCGTTATTGTAATATCTCCATTAAGTGCTGAAGGTGTTAATGTCGTTGTACTTGTATTCTGTAATCTGAGAGGGCCATCATTTGTGTCATAGTCTACTACAGACCAAGAATCTGAAGAACGACGTTCGATTTGTTTTTGTTTCCCATCTTTAGTAGCCACAAAAATAATATCTTTTGATTCATCATAACGAACATTCTGCAAGTCACTTGTAGCCCATTCAGTTTCCACAAGCATAATTTCATCACTTTCTACAGATACTTCATTTACTAATACAGTATACGTTTCTCTGCTTTGTAAACGTATCCAATTACTTGTTTTTGTTGGTGTATAACCTAATGAATGACTTCCTGTTTTTAATACTGCACTGAAATACTCTCCGCCTCCTTGTGTAGTACCAACACGTATTTCTACAGGGCCGCGTGCAATTATAACATGAAGTGAATGGATTACATTTAATTCCCCTGCATCTATTGTAAGCACTTGGTCTCTTCGTGCAAATGCTGTTCCTGTAGTGTTACCTAACAATGCCATGTAACCGCCGGTTGCCCAAGATGAAGTTGCTCCGACCTCATCTGAATCAGTCCATCCTGTTAGATCAGAATCAAATGTCTCATTTGTAAGTGTTTCTAATGCAGCCAAACGGAAAATAATAAAATTATCAGCCCCTCTTCTTATACGCATGCCATTATTCGTTAATTCAATTATGGCTGTGTCGTCAATAGAAAATATAAAAGGAATATGCAATGCCGCCGCATTATTGACAGTAGTCCCCATATACTTTAATCCTGGTCGAAGCATCGTAGAGCCTAGAGTTCTAGGCATCCAGTTAGTCATTATCTCTTCTGACAAACTAGTACGTTTTAAGTCGATTCTAGCTAATGCTAAAGGTGAAATCATTCCTCTATTGAATGCCAATAAGGCGTAATTTTCTTTGCTCATCCGTATATACTATGTCTATTTCCTCGATCCCTATATCTACTACTATACTGAGATCGTGATAGTACCCATCCACTTACAGGGGGAAATACTGTGGGATCTTCCATGGCATCTTCTGATCTTGCCGCGATTAATAACTTCTCAACTTTTTCTTCGGCCTTTTCTGTTGCAGTATCATTTTGTGTTAATTTCCAAATAATTTGAGAACCTAACCAAGTTTCAACATATCTGGTAAACGCTGTTCCCCATAATGATTTATTAGTTCCGTATACAGTATCATTTGACACGTACTTTATAAAAAGTTCGTCAATTTCGGCATACCAATATGCTCCCTCACTTCGATATTGAAGTAATGGAGCATTGAAAAACTCATCAGAGCATACCGCACATATTTTAATTAAATCGCTAGGTTTGTTAAAAGCACGTTGATAGCCAAAGTCAGGTGTAATAGCCTCGTTATACTCCATCTTGGCTACTCGCATTGCAAAATTCCATTGACCATGTTTAAGAACAGTGTCAACTGCATCTCTGTCCCATACTCCATCAAGCAAATACCGTGATTCTATATCATCAGTAAGGGCAGCTAAACGTAATTCTCCAATAGCTAATAGTGCCCCATTGTATAACTCTAACTTTTCAGCATCTGAAATACTCACGACATGTTGTCCTTTTTATACTTAGCTAACCATGCTTCTGCGAGTTCTTTCGTCTCATGGTCTTTGGAATAAATTTCTGTTCCTTTAGTTACACGCCATTGGTGTGTTCCTGCCCAAGTAATCTTATATCCTTGTAAAATAACAGCAGATTCTTTATTCTCAATAAGAATATTATTTCGTAGTAAGACCACTTTTACCCAAGCACTAGAGGCTCCAAGAACAAAAAATTCAGCAAAAAAACTTCTGTCTCTAGGCACAACTTGAATAAGGTGTCCTGCTTTAAAGTTCCTAGCTACATGTGTCCAATACTCTGGATTTAATAACGTTTCAATTGTAATGTCGTTTTCACAAGTTACATGCCAAAACAATCTTTTAAAAGACGCTTCGCTTAAATTGTTTTGTAGTAACCGTGGTTGGGGCGTTTTTACTTTCTTAGTCATGTGTCCTCCTAAAAGTTAAACAAAGTAAGAGTGTGCCATTACTCTTACTTTGTTTAATAAATTACGATAATGTTGCAGCAGTAATCGTAGTTGTGTTTAATACATGATGCATTGTACCTGTCGGTGTTGATGTATCTAATACAAACATGCAATCATTGGCCTTCATTCCGAGATCGGCCCCATCTGTAAAATAACCAGCGGCATCAACATCTGTGTGAGCATCAGTTGATTGATATAACCAAATAGCAGCCGCCGGGCCAATTGCCGGAACCATAATTTTAGGTGGATTTGTAGTTGCGTATGCCATACTGTTTCTCTCCTTATAATAATAATTAAAGGCGAGGTCAGTCAGTTAAATATATTGACTGACTGACCTCTATTATGCTAACCAAATCTTATTGTGCAGCGTAACCTGCCCCGTCGTGGTTAATAACAACTACACCACTATTTTGTAAAAGTTTACTACCCATAAAAGCAGTAGCACGAGCAAAAGAGTAATTCTGTTCTTTATCGAAACCTACGGCAAGATCAATTTTTCCAGAATCACACGCATGCCCAATAGCATCTTTATGATACATGAGACATTTTTCTGCACTTGTTCCTTTTCCTGTAATCGTAGGATGTACTATCCAATTGACATTCGCCCAACGAAACATCATGTGGCTATTCTCAAAAGGTTTATTGTTAATCCAATCTACTGATGTAAATTCTGGTGTCTGCATTAAATATGCATACGCCGCCGGAGAAATTAAACAAGAGATATTCCCGTCCATAGGAACATTGTTATTGCCAAGAATAGTAATTGCATGCATAGCAAGATTTAATGACATTGTTTTTGATGGACCTGTATCTTGAGTGCCCAATTCTGCCTGCGCCATAATATCTGCATCAAACTTTCGATTGATAACAGCCATTGTGTTCATCTGCATAATTGCTCGCTGATTTCCCTGTCCAGCGTAAATATTAAAGGCGATTTTTCTTCTCAAATCGTTCCACTCTTTTAGAACCGCAGAACTTTGAGTTAAGTTGTCAGGACGAGCGGGAATAAGTCCTTGCGCCCCTCGTGTAACAGCCGTATCATTATTTGAATCTGCAACTAAAAATACTGCTGTATTTGCGCGAATATCCGCTTCAGTGGTTACTGTTTTACGTACTAAAGACTCTCTTTGCTCAAAACCTTTAATAAACTCCTGCCTATACATCGTTTGAAATGCGGTAT